GTCAACGAAGAGACTGAGCAGACCCATCACACTTCGGTAGTCCCGCTCACCGGGTTCTCTCCGATCTCTCACATGGGACATGCGCGTGACCTAGGTGGTTCTCTGTCGAAGCTGCCGGGAACGAAGCACGTTGGTATCTCCTCTAAGTCAGACGTCTACACTCCAAAAGAGCGCGGTGACATCCTCTCACGCCAGTGGGGTGGCAAGTCAAAGCCGTCTGTTCACGTAGTGAAGTCAGCAGGTGAGACCGTCAGGGCCGCACACGACTCTCTTCCGGAGCACGGCAAGAAGGTGCTTCACTTACTAGTCGGTCACGACAGGGCTGACTTCGCTCACGGACTGAAGAAGTCACTCGAGGCCGGTAAGGTCAAGGAGATGGAGGGTCGTCACTTCGACGAGATCCACGTTCACCACCCAGAAGATACCGACAGGTCTCACGGCATGTCCGGCACTAACATGAGGACCGCGGCCTCGAAGGGGGACCTCGAAGCTTTCCACAAGCACCTCGGACCAATGTTCAGTAAGCAGGAGGCGACGAGGCACATGAACAAGATCAAGGGCGCGCTCGAATCAGGCGCCATCAAGGTAAAGAGGTAATCATGGCCAAGGACAAGAAGTCTTCGTCGCTATCGCCGTACGACAAGAATACCACCAGCAAGAAGGGCGACGTCGACAAAGAGATGGCCGCCATCACGATGCCGAAAGAAGTCATTCGCATGAAGAACGGCGTCGACATCTTCATCAACCCGAACTCCGGCAGAGCCGGATTCGATCCCACACTCGCTCCGTCGGGCTACGTTCCCCACGGCGGCAAGGGCGGCATCGTCGCTCACTACGAGCCAGAGACTCACGGTCTCATGACCTTCAACGAGTTCGTAGAAGAACAGAATAAATATACCGAGGACAACTGAGGAACTATCATGAAGACCTTTTCTGAATTTGTCGAAGCTCTAGAGCTCGGTACTACCGAGGAAGTATTCACGATCGATGAGAACGTGGAGTACGAGGACTGGGGTGAACCCGAAGAAGAGGGATTCATCTACGAAGCCAAGAAGATGAAGGGCAAGGACCCGTGCTGGTCCGGCTACCAGATGGTCGGTATGAAGAAGGGCAAGGGCGGTAAGCCGGTTCCCAACTGCGTACCGGAAGAGACCGAGCACAAGGGTCGCAAGGTCAAGCTGGGTAAGCCGTTCCTCACACCGGGTGGACCGAAGAAGCGCTCTGTGTACGTCAAGAACGACAAGGGCAACGTCGTGAAGGTGAACTTCGGCGACCCGAACATGACCATCAAGAAGAACAATCCGGCTCGCAGGAAGTCTTTCCGCGCCCGTCACGGCTGCGACGTCGACGCCGGACCGCGCTGGAAGGCCAAGTACTGGTCGTGTAAGGCCTGGTAATTTTGGCTTCTATAAATACTGAAAAGGATCTATCATGGATGAACTAGAAGAAAAGATGAAGGTAGTACTGGCCGACACGTTCGCCATGTACCTCAAGACTCACATGTTCCACTGGAACGTGACGGGTCCGAATTTTAATGAGATGCACGCGTTCTTCGGTGGTATCTATGCTGAGCTATGGGCCGCAGTCGATCTCATCGCCGAGCAGATCCGTACCCTCGACGCCTTCGCGCCTGGTTCGTTCACTCGCTATTCGCAGCTGGCTACCGTACAGGACGAGACGTCTATTCCCGGCGCGATGTCCATGGTATCAAAGCTCAAGGACGACAACGACAAGGTCATGGAGTCTCTGAAGGCCGCGTACCTAGAAGCAGAGAAGCAGAAGGTGTACGGCCTCGCTAACTTCCTGCAGGACAGGATCGACGTCCACGCTAAGCACGGCTGGATGCTCAAAGCAACTATGAAGGTATAAAAATGCCAGGACTATTCGACGGACCGAAGTCCGTACTAAACGACATCACAAAGGTAATGCAGCAGTCTCACGAGAAGCGAGTCAACAGCTTCGTAGACGAGGCGATCGCCAAGGGGAAGAACACCCCGCAGGCCGTGGCCGAGTACGCTCAGCGAGCGAAGCCGGAGTACGCCAGGGACGCCGCTCGTATCGCCAAGGAGAAGCTCAAGTGAGCGATCACCCGATGAAGGACCCTATCAAGGGATCTGCATACGAGAAGATGAAGAAGCGTCCAGGCGACGACGAGAAGATCGAGCGTCACTTCAGGACCACTCAGAAGCAGAAGCGCAGGATAGACGTCGATGAGTCGGAGTCTACCATGAGGTCCCTCGCCAAGAGGCTACTGGAGTTCTACAGGCATGGCGATTAAGGCCAAAGTCATTGTCGTCGGCGGCAACAAGTTCGTCGCAGAGGCGGAGGCCGGCAAGCGCAAGTCTCCGCAGGATCTCGTCACCAGGGTCGGCGAACCAGAACTCAGGCCGGAACCGCCTCGCATCGAGCACGACTCTCCACAGGACATGGTCGAGATCATCGACGAACCCAGGGTCGCCGGCACGAAGAACAGCTTTATCTTAAAGCACACATCAAAGTTTTATCGTGATATGATCGATGAATGAAATAACAAGCAACAGGAGTAACTACTATGGCTAATTGGGGTAATACCGATGATGCTGCAAATTCAGTACTCTGGGCAACTACTCAAGTCAAGTTGACTCCGAATACTGATAACCAGGCAAACCTTTACAGCAACACTACCGCGGACGCCTTCATCACCGGCATCACTGTCGGTCAGTTCGGTGTAGACGCCGGCGAAGCTCAGGCTCTCCGCGCGGGCGCGAACACCAAGGTCGCTCACGCGGGTTGGGTTCTTCGCACTGTTGGCTCGGGTAACCGCGCCGGCCGCGTCCAGAACGAGACTCTAGTAGCGATGGGCAGCATCTCGTCTGACGGCTCTGACGACAACGTCATTCCGGATTACAAGCTGAGCATCACCACTCAGCCGTCGAACGTCACCATCAACTCTTCTTCTACTTCGAACGTAGCGACCTTCACGGTCGTCGGTGCTTCGGCTCCGTCGGGCGCGACGCTCACCTACAAGTGGCAGAAGTGGGGTGGATCTTCGTTCTCGAACATCACCGACGCGGGCGCCTACTCGAACAGCGCCACCGCCTCCCTCGTGGTCCTCTCGAACACCGCTACGACCGGCGAGATCTACCGCGTTCAGGTCGGTGCAACCGGTGCAGCGAACGTCATCTCGTCGAACGCCGTCATCACGATCACTACCTAAGCAAACTGAGAGCGGGAACACATGGCTACCACTACTAAGAAGATCTCCGAACTTACGGCAATCACGTCGGCCGCAAACGCCGACCTGCTGTACATCGTGCACGATCCTGCCGGTGTTCCCGCCTCCAACAAGATCACCGTCGCGAATCTCGTCAAGGGACTCGTGACGGTCGGTCCTGCCCCGGCGTCTAACACCGCCGCCGGCAATCAGGGTTACATGATAGCGAACGGTTCGTACCTATACATCTGCACCGCCGCTAACACGTGGGTAAGGACGTCGATCTCGACATCTTGGTAATTTGATTTTATGATTGATCGTCTAGACGATGCCAACTTTATCCTGTATGCCGCGAAGTACTATGACAACCCACAGTGCTACGACACCGCGGAGTTCTATGAAGACCTGAAGAGGTTCAAGTACATCAAGCGCCTGATCAACAGGTACGTCAAGCGCGGTGAGCTCAAAGAGAGACTCATACTGAACCACGTGATCGCACTCAACAACATGTTCGGACCGTACGCTACAGTCAACATGCTCTTTTTGAAACTAGAGGGAATGGAACAGCACATCAAGCCGTTCCTTTCTTTTTTGAGCATCCTACCTGACATGGTAGAGGTCAAAGGCAAGAACGTCTACACCGCCGGCATCCCCGTCGATGTAGAGATAGCGAAGAGGCTCAGAGAGCTATGAAGTCACTGGACGAAGAGATGATGGGAGTCGGCGCGGTCGCCGGCATTGGCGCAGCGCCGTCGGGATCTGACCCGTCGTCGGCTGAGGCTAAGAAGTTCGCAGAGCCCGGCGTTCCCAAGAAAAAGAAGCGCGTCGTCAAGGCCACACTCAAGAGATTCAGCGAGTGGGTGAACGACAATGGCTGATGAACTCGACGTCAAGGTGGCTCTCTTAGAGAAAGAGATACAGAACCTCGATCCTCAGCTCTCCAAGAAAGTGGCTGTGTTAGAGAAAGAGGTCAGCCAGTACAGCGAACTCATCACCAAGTTCGACGTCACTATTGATAAGCTTGCTGACGTGTCAACTTCACTCGAGAAGTTGGCCATCGTTCATGAAAATCGACTCACACAGCAAGAAAAAAAGACCGAAGAAGTCGTCGAAAAGATGAACGAAGAAATCAAGAAACTCATCGTGATGATGGAAGATCTTGGCAAAAAGGAAGAAGCTCACTACACTGACCTATCCACGAGAATGCACGCGATGGAGAAGTGGAAGTGGATGATTGTCGGCGGCGCCCTCGTCCTAGCAGTGCTTACCTCTAAATTAGACCTTTCAAAGTTGTTTACAATATTCCAGTAATGGTGTATAATCTAGTTAGTCCTTCAAAGGAGGCACTAGCTAGTCTATGCTCACATTCAATTCTACATGGCTCGACGAGAAGTACGTAAACCTCCTGTCGTTCCGTCTTGAGCGTTTCAAAAAGCTCAACAAATCCCAGTACAACTTCAGGTGTCCCCTCTGCGGTGACTCCAGGAAATCAAAGACCAAGGCCCGCGGATACGTCTTCGAGCACAAGGGTCATTTCTGGTACAAGTGTCACAACTGCAACCGGTCCATGCGCTTCAAGTTCCTGTTGAAGGAGATCGACCAGCCGCTCTTCGAGGCCTACTCCATGGAGTCCCTCAAGGAGATGGGTGGAGAGAAGCCCGTTGCCAAGTTCGAGCACCAGATCGAGAAGTTCGACAGGCGTCGTAAGGACAAGTTTGAGCCCCTCAAGGTCCTCAAAAAAATTTCGCAGCTTCCCGAGAATCACCCCGCGAAAAGGTACATAGTAGATCGGAAGATACCGAGCGATACGCACTACTTTATCTATTGGTGTCCGAAGTTCTTCACGTGGGTAAATCACTACATACCGGGCAAGTTCTCTGAAGAGAGACTTAAGCACGACGAGGGAAGGATCGTTCTTCCCTTCATAGACCAGAACGGATACGTCACTGGTGCCACTGGCCGTTCCCTCACACCGGACGGGCTGAGGTACATCACTGTCAAGTTCCAGGAAGACTCGCCTAAGGCATTCGGCCTCGAGCGGGTCGACTTCGACAAGGAGGTGATAGTCGTCGAGGGTCCGATCGACTCCCTGTTCCTGCCGAACTGCATAGCCCTAGCGGGCAGCAGCTCCGACCTAAGCTCGCTGCCCCTGAAGAGGGACACAATATTCGTGTTCGACAACGAGCCCAGGAACAAGGACATCTGTCGTCAGATAGAGAGCTACATCGACGCAGGCAAGAGAGTCTGCATATTCGAAGGAGTAAACTACAAGGACATCAATGAGATGGTAATGGCCGGTATGACGAGAAAGAACATACTGGATCTTATACATAATTCTACTCATCACGGCCTCGCGGCCAAACTAGCATTCAATCGTTGGAAGAAGATATAGGAAGGACTGCCCATGTACGCAGACACGCGCAAACTACTGTCAGACACAAAGTTCTATGAATCGTACAGCAGGTACGACGAGACTAGGGGCAGGTACGAGACTTGGAATGAATCTGTGGAGCGCGTGATGAACATGCACCGCGAGTTCTACAAGGACAAGATGACGCCGGCTCTCGAGGCTGAGATCGCCTTCGCAGAGGCAGCCTACAAGGACAAGCTCGTCCTCGGCGCCCAGCGCGCTCTCCAGTTCGGCGGTGAACAGCTCATCAAGCACCAGATGAAGATGTACAACTGCACCTCTTCCTACGCGGACCGTCCGTCGTTCTTCGGTGAGATCTTCTACATCCTCCTCTGCGGCGCGGGCGCCGGCTTCTCTGTCCAGAAGCACCACGTCGCCAAGCTCCCCAACGTCGTGCCGCGTACCAAGCAGCCGAAGACCCACGTGGTCGAGGACTCCATCGAGGGTTGGGCTACCGCTCTCGACGTCCTGATGTCGAGCTTCTTCGAGGGCGGGGGTAAATATCCGGAGTACGCTGGTCGTAAGGTCTACTTCGACCTCAACCAGATTCGTCCCAAGGGCGCGAAGATCTCCGGTGGCTTCAAGGCACCGGGCCCAGATCCGCTTCGTCGCGCGCTCGACAGGATCGAACACCTGCTGACCAGCATGGTACTCATGAGCGAGAAGGCCGCCAACATGCGACCCATCCACGTGTACGACACCGTCATGCACGCGGCGGATGCGGTACTCGCAGGCGGCGTTCGTCGCTCCGCTACAATCTGCCTGTTCTCTCCCGACGACGAGGAGATGGCAAAGGCTAAGACAGGAAACTGGTTTGTCGACAACCCACAGCGAGGCCGCTCGAATAACTCGGCGGTCATCGTCAGAAAGAAGACGACCCGTGAGCAGTTCATGCAGCTCATGGAGTCGATCAAGCAGTTCGGCGAGCCTGGCTTCGTGTTCGTCGAATCTACGGAACACACTACCAACCCCTGCGTCGAGATCGGCATGTACCCGCAGATCGACGGCGTATCAGGATGGCAGGGATGTAATCTCACCGAGATAAACGGTGGTATGTGCAGTGACGAGGCCACGTTCCAACGTGCCTGTAGAGCTGCCTCCATTCTCGGTACTCTTCAGGCTGGCTATACCAACTTCTCCTTCTTGGATGAGACCAGCAAGAAGATCTTCGATCGTGAAGCTCTCCTCGGCGTGTCCATCACCGGTTGGATGAACAACCCGAAGACGCTGTTCGATGAAAAGATCCTCGAAGCCGGAGCATCCACAGTACGATCCACAAATAGGTCTGTGGCTGCTCTTATTGGTATTAACCCCGCTGCTCGTACCACTTGCGTTAAACCTAGTGGTAACGCTTCTGTCCTTCTTATGACCGCGTCGGGTATCCACGCGGATCACTCGCCGATGTACATCCGCAACATCCAGCTCAACAAGGACACTGAGGTCGCGCAGCTCATCAAGAAGCTGAACCCCTACATGGTCGAGGAGTCGGTGTGGTCGGTCGGCAAGACGGACTACGTCGTGTCGTTCCCAGTGGTGCCGAAGAAGGGCAGCTACTACAAGGACGACATGATCGGCGTCGCCCACCTCGAGATGATCGCCAAGGCCCAGAAGCACTGGGTCAACGCGGGTACCAACGAGGAGCTCTGCGCCGACAAGGGTATCCGCCACAACGTCTCCAATACGGTCATCGTCGACGACTGGGACGAGATCGCGGAGTACGTCTACGAGAACCGCGACAACTTTGCCGGCATCTCGTTCCTCCCTATGACCGGTGACAAGGACTACGCTCAGGCCCCGAACACGAAGGTCATCGACGCCAAGGAGATCGTTAAGCTCTATGGCACCGGTTCCATCTTCGCCTCCGGCCTCGTGGTCGACGGTCTCAAGGCGTTCGACAACCTGTGGATCGCCTGCATGACCGCCGCCTCAGGCGAGATCATCGGCGACGACCACGAGAACCTCCTGAAGAAGGACTGGGTGCGTCGCTACAAGAAGTTCGCACAGAACTACTTCAAGAGCGACCTCAAGCAGGCCGAGTACTGCCTCAAGGACGTCTACCTCCTCCACAAGTGGGAAAAGATCCAGAAGAACCTGAACCAGGACATCGACTGGGAAAACACCCTCGTAGAGAAGAAGTATATAGATGTGGATACTCTTGGTGCCGCCGCCTGCGTCGGAACCGCCGAGGGTTGCTTAATCTAAGGAGGAACTTATGGGCTGGGCCAGAGGATCTCAGATAATGACTGAGATCATCGAGACTTTGATGGAAAGTCTATCAGACGACGACATCAGCAGGGCGGAAGTGTATTCCGCCCTGATCGACATATTCGAGGACTACGACTGCGACACTCTCGACGAGTGCCTCGACATCGACGACATGTTCGACGAGGTGTACAGGGAGAAGCATCCCGAAGAAGACGAGGTAGACCTCGACGAAGAAGAGCGCGACGACTGGGACGATCAGACCGGTGGAACTTTCTGAGTACGAGAACCCTTGGACATATCAAGGGAAGCCGATCGGCTCAGCTGACATCGAGGGAAGTTATGGCTTCGTCTATCTGATAAGCGATACGCTGTCAGATAAGAAGTACATCGGCAAGAAGCTGTTCTGGAGTCGCAAGACGAAGGTAGTCAAGAAGAAAAAGAAAAGGACCCTAGTTGAGTCTGACTGGCAGACTTACTATGGGTCCAATCTTGAGTTGATTGCTGAGGTAGACAAGAGCGGGGGATCTCGATTCAAGCGAGAGATCCTCCATCTCTGCAAGTCGAAGGGCGAGTGCAACTACTGGGAAGCGCAGGAGCAGTTCGCCAGGAACGTGCTGCTAGACGACAGCTACTACAACAGCTGGATAATGGTGAAGGTCCATCGCAGTCACGTGAAGAACGTCAGGCCTCCGGGTTCTTCTCCGGCGTCGTCGCAGGAATAGATAGCCTGTAGTCTATCATACCCTCGCTGATGTTGACGTCCCTCACGACGGCGTCGGCGAGGTTCTTCAGTGGATGGTCAACACCACCCAGTCTGCACATCAGGGACGTCAGAGCTTCTCTCAAGAAGATGATGTCCATCTCCCTCAAGTGAATCTCATCACCGCCGCCGTCGATGTTCAGAGAACCGATGCTCTGGACTATATGGTCCATGAGGTTGTCCGCAACGTCGTGATAGAAGTCCAGCTTCATCTTCTCGATGGCCCTGGCCACTTCATCGACAGAGACAGGCGTGTTGCTGACGTCCAGCCTCTTGTTCTCTTTCGGGAAGGTGATGACGTTGTCCATGGGTACTCCTAAATCAAATTGTAGTTCCATGGTATTTAGACTTCCAGAATGAGTGGTTCGTAGTTCTTGTACCAGTCATTCTCGTTCGGGTAGCCGCGAGGATGACACACCACTCGAGTCTCGCCGATCATGTAGTCGAAGCGCTCGTGGGTATGACCGTGAACGATCAGCTTCGGCGGCTTCTTCATGTCGAGGATCTTATAGCTAAGCTCAGTCGCGAAGAAGTCGTTACCACTAGAGTTCTTGTACTTCGGGTGGACTGACTGGTAAGACGGTAGGTGATGTGTCACCCAGATGTCCGCACCTGAGTTGAACAGGAAGTCGTGATGTGTCCTGTGAGCTTTCATGTACCTGTCGTAGTTCATCCCCTTGATGTTACGATAGTCCATCATGTACTCGCGGAAGTCCCACCAGCGAGTCGGAGAGATGTCTGTCCAGAGAGTGGCACCCGCGATTTTCAAATCGCCGACTTGCCGCTCATGAAAGTGCTGGTCTGCGCTGTGAAACGAGCTGCCATAGAAGTCGTGGTTACCCATCACTGAGAAGAGATTGTCATTCTTAAACAGCGAGAAGAAGTAGTCGCGCGTCAGGAACTGCGGGTGGGTATCACCAGCGTTCAAGTAGAACACATCCGGATCCGGCTCAAAGAGCCAGGGCTGGAACTCCATGTGCAGGTCGGAGAAGATACCGAACTTCATTGCAGTACACCGTCTACCTCTACGACCTTAGCGTTATAGAAGCCGGCTGCCTCTGCCCACGTGAGAGCGGAGCCGGAGCTGGCGGCTCTGACCTTCGACTCATAGATGTGGTTACCCCAGCTGTAGCGGATGGTGTACTCTTTCAACTGCGTCTTCATGATGTAGTCCTTACCACTTAATTGATTTCCAGTCCGTGTCAGCCGGCATCAGGGTGACCGTGTCCGACGTGATGTTGGGAACGTTCCTCGACGACAGCACCATGTTGGTGGACAGTCCATAGCTGGTCTTGTAGCAGTTGTGAAGGATGCCGTTGGCGCACGTCACCTTGAGGACGTCGGGAGTGTCCTCGACGTTCACGATCTTCGCGGATATGTTCCACTTCATGCCGTGCGCCATCGCCTCGGCCCAGCCGACGAGCAGCTTGTACATGGTAAAGCGATCTGTCTGGATCTTGAAGACGATCCAGCAGTCAGGCGTTTCTTCTTTTATCATTTGACTACCCTCAATAAGATTGTATTCTCATTTATACGATCCTGTAGGTTGCCCTTCTTCAGTTCATCGGTCAGCTTACGGAGGGCGACCTTGCCACCGGACAGAACGGTCTGCACGATCTTCTCGGCCTGACGACCTGTCTTACAGGTCATGGTGGTCTTCTCATCGAAGTTGACGATGGAGGACCTCTTGACGTCGAGGCCACCTCGGTCGATGGCCCTGAACACCGACAGGGTCTTGTACTTGGTGTTGTAGGCCCAGAGCTCCTGAGCTCCGACGATGGACTGAGGGTCCACGGACGCCAGCTTGAGTTCCTGGAACTCCTTCTGGTACTTGAAGTTCTTGAGCTTCTTCTCGACGCTCATCGGCTTCTTCTTACGGGGAGCCTTGAGCTTCTTGGCGTTCTGGCCGTAGCGGAGAAGGTCGGTCATCATCTTCTCGATGAACTCGAGACGGGCCCTGAGCCACTTCTTAGAGTAGCGGGCGTAGCCCTCCTTCACCTGCGGGTCGGATCCCTCGATCGCCAGCTCGAGCTCCTCGTACTGGCCGGCATAGAACGCGGCCATCTTCGTGGTGTGCTGGGCCGGGATGCCGGCTTTCTGACAGAACTCGTAGGCGTCGAACTCGGTGATCTCACCCCGTAGGTGCTGGTCCATGACCTGCTCGAGGTCGCCGATGAGGTCGGACACTCGGTCACGGATCCTCTCTTGGATGTTCGGCTTCTCCGACTCCGGCTTCTCTTCTTTCTTGTCGTCGTCGGTAGAGCGGGACCTGAAGGCCTCGGCCAGGCGATCCTCAAAGAACCCGAGGGTGGCCACCCCGTTGGGTACACCCTTCATGGACATGCGGGCGATCCAGGCACAGGTGTACGGGAACAGGCTGTCGGGTACCGACTTGAGCCTCTTGATGTCGTCCTTCCGACCCTTGGTGCCGAGGTAGTCGGATAGCCACTCGCGGGCATCCGATATGTCGGTCATGGAGCCGTACCACCGGTAGGCTCGAGCCCGCTCGGACATGGTCAGCTCCTGACCGGCCTTATATACCGGCTCGTCGCCGAGGTACTTCAGGTTGGCCAGATAGACCTCAGAACGGGTCTTCTTCTCCTTCTTGGGCTTAGCCCGAGTCAGCAATCGTTTTGCCATAGAACCTCCATTTGGATTAGATCATACCACGTTTAGCCATAAAAGTACACAAAAAAGTGAGCTCCTAAGCCATTGATTTGTTTGGACAATAAAAATGCACTTTTGCTCACATTTCCCTGTACATTTTAGTAGATCCATGGTAGATTTAATCATAATCAAGGAACGGAACAACATGAACCGCGAATTCCATATCAAGGCCGTCAAGACCTACGCCACCAAGGAAAACGCCCGCAAGGCGGTCGCCAAGATCGGGGCCGAGCGCCTCCGCCACTTCATCATGCAGAACGACGAGGGTCGGTTCTTCCCGGTCTTCGTCGGCCACGATGCCCTTGTCGAGGGCATCCACTTCCACTTCAACGTCGTCGGCTAAGAGGTATAAGATGACTCTCGATGAATTCCATAAGATGGTCGCTCAACACGACCTCACCCACATGTACTCGGACGACGCCTCAGTCTGGCGTCGTGGTGCCGACAATCTCGCCAAGATCATGGAAGCGGCCAAGCAGTTCCCTCGTGAGGACGTGGTCCGCATCTGGAACTCCGAGGTCGACCGGAAGCTCCACGACGGTACCGGCTTCTACTGGAAGGTCTGATGAAGCTCTTCATCCTCTCGTTTCTCATGGCAGTACCGACCCCGCCGGGGTTCCTCCTGCTCTTGTTCTTAGTCTCTTTCTTCGTCATCCACTCTGTGCTCAGGGAGATCTTCTATGCACATCAATGAAATCGAGGCTCTGGCCAACCGTCTTCGCAGCCTCCAGCGCCGGACCTACACGTTTGGTAAGAACCGCGATCAGGTGATCGAGGAAATCGGCATGATCGCCGCCGACCTCGAGCGTCAGGTGGCCCAACTGGACCGAGACATGGAGCTCGAGTACCTGGCCGACTACGCGGACTACGTTCGCGGTTAATGCCGCGAACTATTCCCTGTACAACTTCTCAGATCCTGGTATAATACCACAATGGTTAAAAACAGCGATACTATCTCCTACACGATTGCTCCATCCCTCAAATATGGGTACGACAAGAAGTATGCCGGTAAGAGCCAGAACGTAGTGACGGTCCTGAAGCTGGTTATGCCGATAGCCCTAGAGCTGTTGGACGTACCGAGCAACCTCAGCGTCCACCTCAAGCCCAACAGGCGAGCCAACGCGTACTACCACCACGACTCTAAGAAGGTAGTCATCGACCCGCGTCGTTGCAAGACCTACGGTGAGGCCATCTCCGCGCTCATGCACGAGCTGGTCCACGCCGAGCAGTTCAAGCAGGGTCGCCTCGAGATCAACTTGACTCGGTCGCGTCGAGTCGTCATGAAGTGGATGGGATCCGTCGTGGTCCAGGAGACTCGCGACTATGAGAAGTACCGAGCTCAACCGTGGGAGGCTGAGGCCTTCGGCCGCGAGAAAGAGCTGGTGAACACAGTGATCGAACGACTCAGGGAAAGGGGTCAGCTATGAACGTCGGAGACAGGGTTACTCTCAAGGTGCGCAATCCCAATTGGCCGCGCCGGCACGTCTACGCCTCGTATGTAGACGTTCCCGAGTTCAACTATTACACCGGCCAGCTGGTGGAGTCTCACAAGCGAGACCCGAACGACACGTTCCGCATCACCAGCGGCGACCCGCGCTATCCCGTTCGCCTGATTGACGCGGATAGGGTCGAGGCCATCGAGTTTGCCCGATAAATACAAGAGTAAGAATGATATGAGAGAAGAGAATGAACGAGATCTACAGCAGACCGAACTGTCCGTACTGCGACCAAGCAAAGGACGTCTTCAAAAAATTAGGTGTACAATTTGAGGAGCGCGTGGTAGGATCTGACTTGACCAGGGAAGAGTTCTTTGAGAAGTTTCCCGGCAAGAGGACCGTGCCGCAGATCATCGTCGGTGGTAACCACCTCGGCGGATACAGTGACCTTACAGAATGGATGAAAGACAATGACCTCAGGAACTTTCTCGCGGGCTGACCGCGACTACATCGTCGAGCAGCTCCGACTCCGCGTACTCGAAGTCGACTTCACCAAGCGCGACGGTACCAAGCGCACCATGAAGTGCACCCTCCGCGGCGACATGCTGCCCCCTCCGGAAAAGCCCGTCATCGACCTGACCAAGCCCGAGCGCGAGGTCAAGGAGAACCTCGACGTGGTCGCGGCCTACGACCTCGAGTCCAAGGGCTGGCGCTCTTTCCGTCTCGACTCAATCAACTCGATCACCATCAGGGAGCGGGCATAATGGGCTTCGCCTACAACAACATCGACATGACCAAGAAGTCCAAGGGCGGCAGCGAGCTCATGGCCGAGAGGCTCGAGAAGCGCATCGACCCTCGCCTGCTCGGCCACTTCCAGATCCACGTGAGCCGCGTCGGCGAGGTTGACTCCTCGAAGATCCAGCTCCTGCAGCTCCAGGACCTTCCTGGCGACCCGGCGTCCGATCACCTGAAGAACGGCGGCTACAACAAGTTCGAGCGACTCATCTTCGTCTCAAACTGGCAGATGCAGAACTACATCCAGTACTACGGCATCCCGTGGTACAAGTGCTGCGTCCTGACGAACGCCATCGAGCCGATCACCGACTCGTTCGTCGAGAACAAGCCGGACAACGTGGTCAACATCATCTACCACACGACTCCGCACCGTGGACTCGAGCTGCTCGTACCGGCTTTCACCGAGCTGGCGAAGCACCACGACAACGTCCACCTCGACGTCTTCTCCTCGTTCTCCATCTACGGGTGGAGCGAGCGCGACAAGCCGTACGAGCCGCTCTTCGAGGCGATCAAGGCGCACCCCAAGATGACGTACCACGGCTCCCAGCCGAACGACGTCGTCCGCGAGGCCTTGAAGCGCTCTCACATCTTCGCGTACCCGAACATCTGGATGGAGACGTCCTGCATGGCGCTGATGGAGGCCATGAGCGCCTCCTGCCTCTGCGTCCACCCGAACTACGGCGCCCTCTACGAGACCGCGTCGCAGTACACCTGGATGTACCAGTTCCAGGACAACAAGCAGGACCACCTCAACAACTTCTACCAGATGCTCGACGGTGCCGTCAGGGCCATCGGCGAGAAGAGCGAGGTCCTCCACGACACGCTCAACGGCCAGAAGATCTTTGCCGACCGCTTCTACAACGTGAACATCAAGAAGCACGCCTGGGAGGCGCTGCTCAAGTCGATCCTGATGAAGAAGAAGATCTCTATCGAGGGGGAAGAGTAACATGATCATCCTCGACCTCAACCAGGTCATGATCTCCAACCTCATGGTCCAGCTTGGTAACCACACGAACACCGAGGTGGAGGAGAACATCCTCCGACACATGATCCTCAACTCGATCAGGTCTTACCGCACGAAGTTCAAGAAGGACTACGGTGAGCTCGTCATCGCCTGCGACGACAAGAACTACTGGCGTCGTCAGATCTACCCGTACTACAAGGCCAACCGCAAGAAGGCCCGTGATAAGTCCGAGCTGGACTGGACCGCGATCTTTGATGCCCTGAACAAAATCCGCGCTGAGCTCAAGGAGGTGTTCCCGTACCCGACGATCCAGGTCGACACCGCCGAGGCCGACGACATCATCGCCACTCTCTGCGAGCGCTATTCCATGAACTCTAATGAGAAGATCCTGATCCTCTCCGGTGACAAGGACTTCAACCAGCTCCAGAAGTACAAGAACGTGGACCAGTTCGATCCAGTCAGAAAAAAGTGGATCAGAGCGGACGATCCGTATAAATACGTCCAGGAGCACATCATGAGGGGTGACACCGGCGACGGTATCCCGAACTTCCTCTCCGACGACGACACCTTCGTGACGTCCAAGAGGCAGAAGCCCCTCACGCAGAAGAAGATCGACGCCTACCTCGGTAGGCAGCCGGAAGAGTTCTGCGACGATGCGATGCTGCGCAACTACAAGAGAAACCAGCAGTTGGTTGACTTCGCGTACATTCCGAGTGAGATCAAGGAACGCATCCTCGCTGAGCTAGAAGCTCAGTCGGGCAAGAAGCGCGATAAGCTTTTCAACTACTTCATCCAGAACAAACTCAGAAATTTAATGGAAGTCCTCAACGACTTCTAATGGAGCATGACTATGCGCAAGAGCGTGGCTGAGATCTTAGAAGAGGCGTCTAAGCTCTCAAAGAAGGAGGATAAGATCAACTTCCTCCGTAACAATGCAAATCCCACCCTACTCAAGATCCTCCAGTGGGCTTACGACCCGCGCATCAAGTGGATGCTCCCGGAGGGCAAAGTCCCGTACAATCCGACTAAGTACCTAGACCAAGAGGGCAACCTCTACAACGAGGCTCGCCGCCTGTACCTGTTCGTCGAGGGCGGCAACGACAACCTCAAGCCGGTACGCAGAGAGTTCCTGTTCATCCAGCTGCTCGAGTCGCTCGCGCCCGGTGAGGCCGCTCTGCTCGAGTCGGTGAAGGACAAGAAGATTCCCTACAAGGGAATGACACAGAAGTTCATTGAAGAAGTATTTCCTGGACTAACGAGCGGGGAGGCGCCTATCCTATGAGTAAGAGCTACCATCGTCACGCGAACAAGTTCGATGATGACTATGAAGACGAGCAGATCGACACCAAGACCGCCAAGAAGGTCGATAGGTTTACTCGTCAAATGAAGAAGCTCAAGTTCAATGAAGATAAGGATCACGATACCTAATGCCGACATACTGCCTGCGTAACAAAGAGACCGGTGAGGAGTGGGAAGAGTTCTTCTCCATGGCCGGTCTCGAACAGTACTTGAAAGAGAACCAGAACGTAGAGCAGTTCATTGGTCATGCTCCTGCACTATGCGACCCCGTAACCGTTGGGGTAAGGTCTAAGCCCGACAACGGTTTCCGTGATTTGTTGAAAGACATGAAGAAAAAACACTCAAGGGGGATGAGTAGGTCAACAATCAACACTTTTTAGGAGCCTCATGTTCGGTTCAGCAGAGCTCAACAACGACGAACACCCACACCTAACCAAGAGAGAAAGAAAGAACCTAAGGAAGAAGGGACTGCTCCCGCAGCCGGAGCCAAAGCACGGCAGGTACAGTCTCGGCAACATGGCACTCAAGCCGATCTCGCCGCTCACCATGAACCAGCGAAAGACCTTCGAGCTCTACAGAGACGGCAAGAACCTAATGCTGCACGGCATGGCCGGTACCGGTAAGACCTTCATATCGATGTACCTGGCGCTCAACGACGTAATCAACAGGGAGCTCTATGATAACGTTACTCTCATTCGCTCTGTCGTCCCTACTCGCGACATGGGCTTTCTACCGGGTACACAGGGAGAGAAGTCTAAGGCCTATGAGATGCCGTACTTCCCGATCGCCACGGACCTCTTCGGCCGCGGGGACGCGTACGAGGTACTGAAGAACAAGAAGCTGGTGAACTTCATCACCACGTCGTTCATCAGGGGAACCACCATCAACGACTCGGTCATCATCGTCGACGAGGTCGAGAACATGACGTTCCACGAGATCGACTCGGTCATCACTCGAGTCGGTAAGAACTGCAGGATCATCTTCTGTGGAGACTTCAGACAGTCGGACCTACAGAAGAGCGAGGATAGAAATGGACTGCTGAAGTTCATGGACATCGTTGACAAATTACGCAACTTTGGTTATATTGAATTCACACAGGACGACATCGTCAGATCAGGATTGGTTCGTGACTATATCATCGCTAAGACAGACCTCGGCTACGCATAACTTCAAGCACGAGCCAGAGCAGTTCGAAGACTTTCGCTGCTACACCCTAGACAACATCCGCCTATACGAGAACGCCGACGGGATCCTCTTCCCGTCGGTGACTCACGCCTTGGGCGACGGCAAGAAGGACTCGTTGAATGAATGGAGACAGAGAGTCGGCAT